TGGCTGATAAGTTATATAACTAGCTTGGGCAGTTACTACGTTATTTGGTTCGATTTTAAAAGTATAATTATTTAAATAGCATTTTTGTCCAGTAACACCAGCAAAACCTATTGTTACTCCATCATAATTAGTTGGTGCAGAAATAAAACTTTTAATTTCTTTAATAGTATTAAAAGCTGGATCTCCAGTTGGATTAATTAGATAAGATATTTGGAAAGTGCTAGAACTAGGACCAGTTGTTATTTGTTTTTTGAATGGTCTTCTTTTACCCAAAGTATAAACTGGACCCATAGTTATATCTGAGTTAAAATTAGCAGATACAGCTAATACGCCAGTATTGTTAATCTTTACTTCGCATTGATCATAATATATTCTGGCCATTTTCCTTGCTCCTTTTACCTATTAAAATTACACACTATCTTGATATAGTACTTTGGTAAGTTAATTGCATCAAAGTACTGCCATCTACATCAGTGTTGTAGTCTTCTTTTACGAGTAAAGCATCAGTAATATTGAATGAATTTACTGTTGTGGATGTATTATGTTTCTTTAAATTTATATTAAAGTTATAAACATTTTGTTTTTGCGGATAATCAAATAAACTTTTATTTTGATAATCATGCAAAGATATAGAAAAACTAGTAGTAACTATAATAGGATATTGCAATTTGACATCTATAGGCTTAACAGAAGTAGCATCAAAAATAGGTAATCTGGTGCATTTAATACCTATGCTTAAATTATTGATTTTTTCAGTTTCTAATTCATTAAAATTAAGCTCAATATCTCCAGGATTAACTATATTAAGTTTAGTTTCATCCATTTCGAATGGTAGTTTAGGAGAAGATATATTACCAAAATCACTATAAAAATTCCATTTTGTGGCTAAACTTGGTATTGTGCCTACTCCACATGAGAATTGATATTCAGCCATATATCCGCTATTCATGCCAAATGTATTATTATCGTATTGTATCTTTAAATTAGCTCCAATTTCTCCAGTATATTTAATAAAAGGATCAGTATTAATAAATAAAGACTCTACATTTAAAGCCCCAACAAACATGCCGATTGGAACGCGATTTAAATGATTATTATTTGAGCCTAAATATTTAATATTTTCAACAGGCAGATCATAACTAGCAGCAATTGATTGAACTCCCGTTAAAGGAGAATCATTAATATAAATTCTATTGAATTCTCTGCTAAATCTGGATAACATACCTTATACCTTTAATGAGAATTACACGGCTTTAAGTGTAATTATTAATATAAAAGGATAAAGGAGCAAGGTTTATGCAAGGAATATACGAAGAATTATATACATTTCTATTATCAGAGAACGTAGAGGAGTGCAAAGTCCATTGTTTTAAAGAATGGTTAAAATGGTATATAGATAATAATCTATATCATACAGAACGAGATTCTAATGGCAATTTAGTAAAAGCTGTATTTTTAAGAAGGCTCAACTCTAATGATATACAAGACTTTCCAGAATATCTTCACGCACAGATTCCAAATCTAGATTTAGTTACAAAATTTTATCTTCACAGACCAGAAGGTAATGTATTTTATTGTGAGCTTTTAGCTGATAAAAATCAAAATATTAAAGATCTAAAAATTGAAAATTTAAATTTTGCATTTTCTTGGGCTATAAATAAATTTAATATTCAATCTATAGATCCTTCTCAAATTCTTCTATATTATAAAAAAGGCGATAAAGTCAATATAAACTTAAAAGATATAGAAGACGTTGTTTCAAGATATAGAGGATAAGCATTATGGGACTCGGACCAAAAAAGACAAGTTTTGTAGCAGAAGACGCTGGATCAATTAATGATGCAATGATTCCTTGGGCAAATAAAACTTTAGGTTATAACTTTTTAAAAAATGATATTGTAAAATATAGAGGCGGATTTTGGTATTGTATTAAAGATCATTTTAAAACTGTTGAAAGCGAACCAGCGACAGAAACTGGAGTCGAATATTGGGGAGGAATTATCCGATTATCGAATGATCAAATTATTACAAAGTTTATTTGGGTTCCTTCTTACGCTTCTTCTATACAACATAAACCACAGATTACTACTATTAGATTTGGAAATGGATATGAGCAAAGAATTTCAAAAACTATAAATCCAGATTTAAAAGTCCTTCAATTAACATTTGATCAAAGGACATTAAGAGAAGCAAGAGCAATTGTGCATTTCTTAAAAGAAAGAGGAGCATCACAATCTTTTGCATATAATCCAGGAGATATATACAGCGATCAAACATATAGAACAAAATATGTTTGTAGAGAGTGGGAAACGACTTTTACATTTAAAGAAAACTATTCAATAAAAGGGAAATTTGAAGAAGTTTCTGCATGAGCTTAAGAAAGAGATAATATGGGACTGGGAACTTTACCGACAGCAACGAATAAAAGACTTCAACCAAGTGAATATTTCTTAAAAGCTTTAGAAGCTCAAAGAGCAATTAATACTCACATACATGAAATTGAACCAACGACGCCAATTTTTCTTTATGAAATAGATTTAAACGAGATAAGACCAGCCTCAATTTCTTATCCAATTTCTTCTGGGCCTATAACAAATGGAGTCCTCAGAATTCATAATGATTTTAATTTATTCAGAATAAATAAAGGTATCATAAAATGGAGAGGAAATAATTATTTTCCATTTCCTGTTTACGGAGAACAATTTGATATTACTTCCAATGGAACAATTCCAACACCAAAAGTTAAATTTTCAAGTCAATTTTTAGATGATGAATTTAATTCTTTCTATAAATATATTCGAATGCAGATCAATGACCTTAAAGATATAGTTGGCTCAAAAGTAACAAGAGTTAAAACTTTTGTAAGATATTTACATCCAGATAATTTTCCTGGAGGAGTTAATCCATTTAATGACTTTCTAGATACTCCATGGGCATCAAGAGATGGAGAAGTTTTAACAGTTAGAACTCTAGAAAGAGTGCCATCGGATTCTTCGAAATGGTTAATATATAATATTAAACAAATGACATTAGATAATGGAATTTTTACATGTACAAGAACGGACGATAGAATAAAAACTTTAGATATTGAATTACAACAGAATAATTTTTATATAGAATCTCATGATTTTTTTAATTACATAACAAATGAAAAAATTTCAGATAATTCAAGTATAGATTCATTTTCATCTGATGTGTTTATAATTCCTCATGCTTCTGCAAGTTATGCAAACATTATTCCAAAAGCTACTCACGATTTTAGAAGAAAAAATTCAGCAGAAACGTTAAAATCTATATCCTATTATAATACAAAAACATTCACTAATCAAACTACAACAAGTATATCTTATCCATTTTCACATGCAGATACATCAGATAAATTAATAAATTTTATTTCCTTAAGAGCGGATAACGAAATGATTAACAAAAATTTTAATTATTCTATAACAAATCAAACTAGTTCAACTTTTTCTGCAAATTTTTCAACACAATTAAGTGGTACATTTTATGTTAATTTTTTTACAATTTCAACTGGAATTTATACTGGAGTGAATTATTTTTCAAACGAAGATGCTCAATTATTAGCTTTGAAATTAACAAAAGATTTTGGAACTGGTACATCTGGAGAATATGATATCGTATTTCCGTTATCATTTCAAAATGTTCCAAAAATATTATTCAATAGTTGGGGAAATTCAGGATTCAACTACAATCAATATTTAAAAAATATAAACTCGACAGGATGTACGCTAGTTGCAACTCATACTGGAGATAATATTGGATTATATACTCAAAATATTAATTTAATAGCGACAGATTATATAACTGAAGATTCAACTCCTGTTGGTAGTGCTCAAATATATACATCTTATCAAAATAACGCATCAAATTATTTAAGTCAAATAGGCAATACAGATATAGAGGTTTATGAAGTTGAATTAACTCCAGATATCTATTACATAGATAGAAAAGTACAAGAAGATTCTCAAAATGTTATTTATGAATTAGCATCATTGTTAGATATAGAAGGAATTAAAATACCAGGAAGATTATTGTTATCTAAAAATTGTCCATTTACTTATCGAGGAGAAGGATGCTTATACGAAAGACAAGATAGACTAACTTATGCTCATTCTGGAGTATATGGAGAAGTTAGCTCTATTATTATAGCTGCAACTAATGATGGAACAGATGGGATTGCTAATACTGCTATAAGTTCACAAGAAAAATGTTTGGGATTACAGTCTGCACCACCAGTAGCAAATCTTAAAGATGATACTTTTTATGGTGCAAGTAAAAGTTCAGATTGGGCAGATAGAGGAAGCTGGGAGCAAAATGTTTACTATTTAGCTAATAATTATATTTTTATAGAAAAGAATGGAATCAAATATTATTTTGTATGTAAATTAAATCATACATCAAATTCATTAAATTCTCCACCAAATTCCACCTATTGGGAATCAGATTCTTGTTCAAAAACTTTAAAAGGATGTAGATTACGATGGAAAGAAAATCCTAATTTTACTGAAAGAACTATCAACTTTAATTATAAAATGGTTCTTCCAGGTGGTCAATCTATAAATAATACAGTATTAACCTTAAAATCACAAAGCCCTATTGATTCAAATGGAAAACCGCTAGTTGGAGTACTTCCTTTTGGAGGATATCCTTCTATAGAAGGAAAATATCAATCTCAACAAGGTGGAATGGGTGGACCATAATTTTATGGAATTTAACTCTCAAATTAAAAGTCAAATTAAAGATTTGTCTCTTAAAAAATTTCCAGAAGAAATTTGTGGTTTTATTTACTCAGATAAAGATAATTATAAATTTGATATCTATCCATGCAAAAATAAAGCAAATAATAAAACAAATAATTTTATTATTTCTCCTCAAGATTATTTAAATTGTCAAAAATTAGGCAAAATTGTAGCATGTTACCACTCTCATTGTAATGATAATATTGAATTCAGCGAAATAGATAAAAATAATAGTAATATATATAAGATTAATTATATACTATACAATGTTAAACATGATAATTTTAACTTTTATTTTCCTGGAGGAAGCAATAATCCATATATAGGTAGACCATTTTTATTAGGTAAATCTGACTGCTTTACTCTTATGAAAGAATACGCTTTAAAAGAAGAAGGAGTAAAAATAGATTTTCCTAAAGAATTGGTTTATCCAAGAAATTTAGAAGATATTAAAGATTTATATGAAAATAATTTTAAAAATCAAGGTTTTTCTAAATTAGATAAAAATACTAAACTAGAAAAATCAGATGGAATTATGATGAAATTTACATCAGTTTCGGAAGAATTTCCAACTCATGCAGCAGTTTACCTAGGAAATGGATTAATTTTACATCAACCTTTTAACTCTTTTTCTTGTGTAAATATATATGATAATTTCTTCAAAAAGCATACTAGTTATGTTTTGAGGTATAAGGAGCTAGGAAATGGTAAAGGTTAAATTACATGGAGAGTTGGGCCAAGAAATTGGTGAAGATTGGAATCTAGAAGTATCTAGTGTGGCAGAAGCTTTTCGCGCTATAGAAGCTAATACAAGAAAATTAACTAAATTTTTAGTTTTACAAGCTGAAAAAAATGCAAAATATGAAATTTTAATAAATAATCGACCATTATGGGTTCCTAAAGCAGAAGATCTTCCATTAGATTATAAGGATGTTAAAAAAGAACATTTTAGCATGCTTCAACAATCTGAAATGTGCATGGATTTTGGAAAACAATTAAAAACTATAGATATTGTGCCAATCTTAGAAGGAGCTGGAGGAGGCGGTGGTGGAGGAGGAGGTGGAGGATGCTTTCCTGCTGGTACAAAAATATCTACTCCACAAGGAGTAAAGAATATAGAAGATTTAAAAGAAGGAGATGAAATATTGTCTTTTAATAAAGATAAAAATATAGAAATTGATGTTATAGAAAAAGTTTTTGAGCATGAGAATAATAAAATTTTAAAAATTACATTATGGGGTGGATCAGTTATAAGAGCAACGCCTAATCACTGGTTCTTTAATGAATACAATAGATTTACTCCTTTAGAAAATTTTAAAGTTGGAGATGTTCTAATACATGAAAGCGGCGATGTAATGCCAATTGAAAAAATAGAAGAAGATGGAAATGAAAAAGTATATAATTTCCATGTTTTTAAAAATCATACATATATAGCAAATAATATATTTGTGCATAATGGAGGAGGAGGAAAAGGTGGAGGAGGAAAAGGAGGAGCAGGAGGAGGAGGAATGAAAAGTATATTTTCTGTTTTCTTAGCGATTATGTTAGCTCCACTTACTGGTGGTTCAAGTTTAGGTTTAATGAGTATACTTATGCCAGCTATTTTAGGACTTGTAGCTCTTGGAGTTTCAATGCTATTAATGAAACCACCACCAATGGTAAGTCCACAATCCATAGCTAATCCTTCTGCAGATTTTGAAGCGTCACCAGATTCTGGAGGAGGAGAACCTTCATACACATTTAATGGACCAGTAAATACAGTAGGAGAAGGAGGACCAATTCCTCTTGGATATGGAAGACTTATAATTGGAAGTCATCAAGTTTTTAGTTCTTATGATCAAATATATAGAATCCAATCAAGAAATAATGTATACGAAAGTGACGGAAAAGCACCAATTGGAATAGGAGCTGGAGAAAAGAATTATCCAACAAAAAGTTATTATTTTGATACTCAAGGATATCCTATAACTATTCAAACTCCTGTTGCTATTGACGGATCTGTGTCGCAAAGCTCTTTATCAATTTAATTATATGGCTAAAAAATGTAAAGATTGTGATCCAAATAAATATATAGAAGGTTTAGCTTATAGAGGCGCAAACGGAATTTCTTATGATGGATTTATTAACTACAATAGCGTAGGGAAACCAACTCAAACAGATGTAACATTAGCAGATGTAAACGCATTACTAGATGCTTATAATCCTATTTTTGGAAATGATGATACTACCGCTTTGCCTCCTCAATCTGCGCCTCTTGCATTAAAAGGTATTGATAGAAGTCAAGGATTTTGGTTAGTTTGGGGTTTAACAAAAGGTTTAGTAGCGTTTGGTATTCCTGGTCAAAAATTAACTGCAGCGAGTATTTCTAATGGACCTAACACGGTAACGCAAAAAGGACAAAATTTTAATTTTACTATTTTTACAGACCAAGTACCAAGTAGTTTATTTTTTACTGATTTTGGAAAAATAGCTGATACTAATTCTAGTGATACATTAAGATTTAATAGCACCCTAACAACATCCGTAAATAGTTTAATTAAAGATAAGATTAATTATGTAGGATATTATACGGGTATTATTGTATCGACCATAAATGGTAGTAAATATATTACAACAGGCACAGGTAAAAATAAAAAAACTCAATTAGAGGTTCTTACAAGTAAAAAAAGCCTAACAATTAAATCAAAAGACTCACAAGGAAATGATCCTATTTATGTGACCAGTGCTCCAACAATTCATCTTTTTAAAAATACCGCTTTTTCTTATACGTTAACAACGAATTTACCGCAAAATCAATATACAGTATATCTTAGTCCAAATGATATAAATAGTTTGAAATTATTAGGACTTACTTGGAATAGCTCCAATAAAACAATAACTGGTGTGGGTTCAAGCTCACTTGCTGCTGCTGCTAAAAATTTAAGTTTAACTTTTACTGTATATGGTCCAGATAAAGACTCTGGAAATACGCAAACATTTACATTAGGTATTGTTTACGGAGGTTATAACAGTAAAGAAACATTACCAACAATATCAAATAAAGTATTTAATTTATCAGTTGGTGACGATGTTGGAAAATTACCTTTGAATGGATTAAATAATAAACACACAATCATAGGAATAGCTTCATTACCCGAAGGATTAACTTTTAATGCAACATCTAAAAATATAACTGGTACGCCAAAACATGCTGGAACTTTTTATGCATATGCTAGTTGTTCAAATTTAAGAGGATCAAGCAGTAAAGCCACCTTAACTTTTAATATAGGCCCCTATGTTTTAAATGCAAAAGCAGAAGGAAATACATTTCCTAGTGAAATTAATTTTCCTAAATGGAGTTTAGATAAGATTAAAAATAATTCAGTAACAATTACTGCATATCCATTAGGCGACGATGTAATAAAATTTAAAAAAATTAATATAAGTGATCTTCCAAATATAATAAAAAATGGAAAACCAACAGATCCAACAGATGTAGAAATAGCTAATGGAGCAGACCCAAGAAGAACAACTACTGGGAGATTTAGTGAAATTTTTTACCCTGGCAGAGGAATTAATGAAGAGAGTTATTTTTGGTTAAGTTTAGATGATCCTTCAAAAAACAATGTAAAATGGGGAGAATATAATATAGAATTAAATGGAAGATATTATTTAAATTATTCAAGTGCAGCAGCTATAGATAACCTAGATAATGCTTGTTTTAATCCAACTTCAACCTCTAGTGGTCCAGCGTCTACACCTTATAGTGAATCTTTACAATTAACTGCTACGAATCTTGTTAAAGGTGGCATAAGTGGAAATCCAGCAGACAATGTTATAAGCGTTAGTTTTTCTCCAACTAATATAGAACATCAAGTAGTTTATTTAAGCGGACCAGGACCATTCGATACAACTAGTGCATTTGCTAAAACAACATTAAGTAGTGGTAAATTAAAATATCCAAATGGAATACCTAATAGAAATGGTACATATACATTTTATATCAAAGCTATGGATACTTGCGCTTTTAATTCTAATACGCAAGAATTTGTATCTTATATAGGATCATACTCTCCAAGACCAGGAGATGTATATAGTTGCTATTATGAATATTGGCAAAGAGGTTATTGGACTTACAATAAAAGCACTCGTAGAAATGATCTTTGGGTTGTCTGTAATAATAATAATAGAGGCTGTATAAATAGGAAAGTTTCAGGATATCAAAATGTTGTTTTAGGTGGATATACTATTCCAGGTGGTTGTAATGCGGTTGTATCTTATACAGGAAATACCGTCACAAGAGATAATTATGCTTATAGATATGGTAATACTTTAAAAGCTTCAAAAGATATAGGAATAAGCTCTTTAACAAATATATCTATTTTAGATGTTTTAGGCGAAGGACCAATAGAAGGAATTGTTGATTATGAAATATCTCCAAATCCAGGATATGCTTTAGGCGATATAGGATATAAAAATGGTGTCACAATCAAACGTTACTCACCAAATGAATACGATAAATATGGTATACTTAGATCTATTTATTGGAATGAAATACCTATAGCGGATAGTTCATATGATAAACCTGGTAGTTTAAATTTTGAATTTATTAGACTTTACTATGACAATGGATCAAGTGCGCCAAAACATACAAATATAAAATCTTTAGAAAATATAAATCTAGAAGAAGAATTCTATACTAGAAGATTATTAAATGGAACTTATGTAAATTTTTTAGAAGCAGTCGCTACAGATGGAACGTATATAGGAAATAGCATTAAATTGCCTAAAAAATTAACAAATACAAAAGTAGTAGGAACAAAATTATTTGGTAAACGAGTCTTTCAAGATGGAACTTCTAAAACTTATAAAAAATCATTAGTTATTCTTAATAAAGATATTTCTGGATTAAGACTACATATAAAAGGCTTAAGTTTATTTAAAACTATTGTAGATTTAACCATTTGGGATTCGGCTGATCAAGCAGCTGCAAATTCAGTTGCTGGAAGAATAGATCGACAAGAAATGAGTTTCAATTTATATTTAAAAAGAATAGATGTAGGTCCTGATGGTAAAACAGTTACTTTAATTGGTAATCCAAAATATACAGGAGCTACTACTGGAACTTATAGTATTTCATTAAGAGATTATTTTGATCAATATTTTTCACAAGAATATGATTTACTGGGTCTTTATTATCAACCAAATAGTCCAGGTGGAGGACCTGGACCAGACGGATATCAAAGAGTACCAAATTATGATCAATTTATAGCTGGATATACAACTTATTCTCATAGACACGATGGTAAAGTTTATAATAGTTATGCTAAAGACGTTAATAAATCAAATTCAGACTTGAATGCAAGATATTATGATCACGTAAATCAAAGACTAAGATATTTTGCTGGAGAAGCAAGAGATTCTTCTACTTTAACTATGGTTGGTAAATTAAATCAAGGGCCTTATATTGAAACTTTTGAATGGACGGGATTAAAAGAATCTGCAAAAACTGGCTTTAATCAAGCAACCACAATAGGATGGGAAATAGAAATAGAGCCAACTTATATAGAAAGCGTAGATCCAAACGTAGTAATAAAAAGCGCTATAGATTCAATAACAGAAATGTATGATGATTTTATTTCTATGCCTAATACCGCTGGAGTTCTAACTACATTTGATGCTAGATATTTTACTAGTATTCCACAAAGAGCCTATGATGTAAGAATGCTTAAAGTTAAAGTTCCATCTAATTATAATCCTTTCGCAAAAACTTATGATGGTATATGGGATGGAACTTTTAAATTATCATGGACAGATAATCCAGCTTGGTGTTTTTACGATTTAATAACTAACAGAAGATATGGATTAGGAAAATATGTAGACCCAGATCTGACAGATAAATGGACATTGTATGAAATTGGTCAATATTGCGATCAATTAGTTAGCGCTGGGCAAGCTGGTCTATACGAACCAAGATTTACATGTAACGTCTTAATTAGCACAAGAGAAGATGCATATAAAGTTATTAACGATATGGCAAGTATTTTCAGAGCG